AACACCGCCTTCGAGACGCTTGACATCGAGGACTTCCTCGCGGTCATCGGCAAGCTGCCGATCTACGCCCGCCAGGGAGCCGCCTGGTACGTTTCGCCCGCCGGCTACGCGGCGAGCATCGCCCGCCTGAAGTACGCCGCCGGTGGTAACACCGTCGAGAACGTCGGCTCCGGTGCCGGCGAGTCCTTCCTCGGCTACCCCGTGCGGATGGTGCATGTGCTCAACAGCACCCTCGGCGCGGACACCAACAAGGTCAAGGTGCTCTTCGGCAACATGGCCCTGTCCAGCATCTACGCCCGTCGTCGGGACTTCGCGGTGCGGCTGTACGACCAGGTGTACGCCACCACGGACCAGCTCCTGCTTCAGGGAACCATGAGGTTCGATGTGAACCACCACACCCTCGGCTCGACGTCGGAGGTCGGCCCCGTGGTCGCCCTCAAGACGGCTGCCTCTTGATAAAGGAGCTTTCCTAGCATGAAGCAGCACGAAAACGACAAGGTTGTGGCGACGATCCCCGCGGGGGTCACCGGCTCGAGCGAGACGGCGACCCTGACGATCGACACGCTCGGCTACGACCACGCGAGCGTGACGGTTCTGCGGGCGGCGAACGCCAACACGGTGTTCGCGAGCGTCCTGCGGGTGCAGGAGTCGGACGACAATTCGTCCTACTCCAACGTGACGGCCCTCGTGGGCGGCGGCGTCGATGGATTTACGATCCCGACGGTTCCCGTCACCACGCAGCCGTCGGTGGTGAAGATGGACATCGACACGCGGTCGAAGAAGCGCTACCTCCGGGTCAGCGTCACCCCGACGACCGCCGTCAATGTCGCCGTGACTGCCCGCCTGAGTCGTGCCGGCGTTGCGCCGACGACTGCTGGCGAGGCCGGTGCGGTGGCTTGGGTTACTGGTTGATCCCGAAACAAGCGGGACGGCCAGTGACGGCCGACTAAGGCGCAAGGATGCGCGCCCGCTCCTCAAAGGAGCGAAGTCGTGCTAATTCGTGTCGGTAGTTGTGAGGCCGAGGTGCGGGTGTGTGCCGTAATGAGCACGCCCCGCCTCGGCTTCACGGATAACTTCTTCTGCGTCCACTCGGCCCTGACGCCCCATCAGATTCCCGTCATCAAGCATACGGGCGTCTTCTTCGGCCAGTGCCTCACGCGGTCTATCGAGAGCGTCATGGATAAATATGACGTCATTCTCACGATTGACTACGACACCGTCTTCACCGGGAAGACCGTCGAAGCCCTCGTCGCCCTGCTCATGCACTCCGGCGTGGATGCCATCGCGCCGCTCCAGACGAAGCGGGAAAGCCCGTGCGTCATGTTCGCCCTGCCGGGCGTCAGCACGGACGACAAGACCGTCGTCGATGGCGACTGGTTCTCGAAGCCCGTGCAGCTCGTCGAGACGGCGCATTTCGGCTGCACGCTGATCCGCACCGAAGCGATCAAGAAGATGGAGAAGCCCTGGTTCGTCGCCAAGCCGAACGACCAGGGTGACTGGAACGGCTCGCACGTTGACGAGGACATCTCGTTCTGGAAGGGCTTCGCGAAGGCCGGCAACAAACTGGGACTCGCGACGAACATCAGCGTCGGCCACGCCGAACTGATGATCACTTGGCCCAGCCGGACGGTCGAGGGCGGCAAGGTGCAACAGCACACGACCGAATACTGGAACGGCGGTCAATCGCCGCCAGAGTCAACCTGGGGTGCCATAAGATGAAGATTCGCGTACTCAAGAGCTTCAACGGGTATCGGGTCGGCCAGGTGTTCGACTGGGGCGACGGGATGGCCCGCATCTTCATCGCCCGCGGGATGGTCGAGCCGGTCGGCGAGAAGCCAGCCGAGACGGCGATGCTCGAGGAGCGGACTGAAAAGGCCACCGTGCAGTCACAAGCAAGGAAGCGAGTGAAATGACAGTCACGATTCGATACGGCTCGCCGGAGCACCCCGATAGTTCGATCACGCCATACCGGAGCCTCGTCCGTCACACGGCTCCGGTCGTCGAGCCGGTGTCGCTCGCGGAGGCGAAGGCCCAGTGTCGCGTGGACGGCACCGACGAGGACGCCTACATCGCAAGCCTCATCTCGACGGCCCGCGAGTACGTTGAGAACGTGCTGGGCATGAGTCTCGTCAGCCAAGTCTGGGAGGCCCGCTACGACACGTTCCCGCTCTGGGAGATCGTCTTGCCGCGGCCCCCGATGCAGGCCGAGACGGTGACGGTGACGTACCGCGACGAGGGCGGCTCCATGCAGACCATCACCAGTGCGGCGAACGCCTTCCAGGTGGATGCCCGCACGACCCCCGGTCGCGTCTACCCGAACTACGAGGGCGTCTGGCCGGCGGTGCGAGGCGACGAGAACAGCGTCACCGTCCGCTGGACGGCCGGCTACGGGGCCAGTGGCGGGAATGTACCGCAAACGGTGAAGAGTTTGATCATGCTTCTGGTGGCGCACTGGTTCGAGATGCGGCAGCCCGTCGTGGCCGGCTACAGCCAGGTACTGCCGGTGCCGCAGACGTTCGAGACGCTGCTCGCGGCGAGCGGATGGGGAGAATACCGATGAGCCTGAATGCCCAGATCACGCTGTCCATCCTCGCCCATGAGACGAGCGTCGCCGACATCGCGCGGACGCTGCGGGCGACCCCTGCCTCGTACTCGGCCGTGCTCTCCGACGGCACCGCGGCCTACCAGGCCCAGGTGGTCTGGAGCGACTCGCGGACGATTGTCGGGTCCGGCGAGACGCTGAACCTCGCCAGCCTCCCCGACACCCGCGACGGGGCCGCAGTGAGCGTGGCGATCACGGCGGTGAAAGCCGTCTACATCCGCAACAGCCACGCCTCGTCGCTCCTGACCTTTGCGGGCCTGCCGCTGCCCACCAGCGGGCTGGCCGTGGCCGCGGGGGGCGCGTATGTGCAGGTTGATCCGACGGCCGCCGGCATGACGGCCGGGACGATCACGGTCACTGGTCCGGCTGGCGCGACCTACGACATCGTCTTGATCGGCGAGGGCAGCGTAACGTGAACATCGGCATGATGCGTGAGCGAGTCGCCTTGCAGGCTCCGCAGGAGATGCGAAGCCCGACGGGCGAAGCCACGCTTTCGTGGGCCACCGAAGACACGGTCTGGGCCAGCGTCGATGGGCTGTCGAGCCGCGACATCCTCCAAGCCCAGCAAGCCAACGTCATCGCCTCGCACAAGATTTCGATCCGCTACCGGGCCACGGTGAATCCGCAGTATCGGATTCTCTGGCGTGGCAAGACGCTCGAGATCGCAAGCGTGAGCGAGCGGGACAACCGGACGCGACTGGAACTCCTCGTCCACGAGGTGCAGTAGCATGGCGATCAATCCCAGCAATCCGTCGCCCCGTGACGTTGGCTTCGGCACCGGCAAGAGCCAGACCGAGGGCTTCGTGCGGATTGACACCGCCGGTGTCCGAGAGCTGGCGAAGGAACTCGAGCGGGTGGCCGGGGCGCTCGCCGCGCCGGGGCTGCTCCAGAAGTGCGTCAAGCAGGCGTCGCGACCGATTGCGATGGGCTACAAGTCCCTCGTCTCGAAGCCGCTGGCCGCTGGCAGTAGCGGTGCCACCGGCAACCTCGCAAAGGCGACGATCACGAGGACGAAGGAATACGAGGGCGGCCAGGTCGCCGTGGCGATCACCGGCCCCCGGCAGACCGGCCCCGTCGGCTCCGAAGAAGGCCGCGAGAGCGGCAACCACGCCTGGCTCGTCGAGTTCGGCTCCGGCCGCCGCAAGCCCGGCACGCAGAATCGCCGCACCTATGTCAACGTCCATCAGATGATCAACGGCAAGATGCGGCGAACGTCGTCGGCCATGAATGACGAAGAATTCGCCCGACGCAGCCGCGGGTACTACTTCCTTATGGGCAGCCTCAATGAGCCGACGCGGCAGTCCAAGCGAGGCAAGGGCTACTCCCACGACTTCGCCACCGGCAAGGACGGCGAGACGCACCCGATCACCCTCGGCCCCGGCGAGAGCATCGACCCGATGCCGGCGTATCACCCGATGGAGCGCACCATCGTCAGTTCGGCGGCCCAGGTGCAAGGCGTCCTCGCCCAACTGATCCAAGCAGAAATCAACAAATTCTAATGCTCATCTCCCCCGAAAAGCACGTTTACCAGAAGCTCGTCTCCACCCCCGGCGTGGCGCGGATCGTCGGCTTCCAGGTCTACCCGATCGCCGTACCTAAGACCGGCGCGAGTCTGCCGTTCATCGTCTACAAGCGGTCGAACATTACCCGCGAGACGGCCTTGAGTGGACCGATGTTCGTCCCGATCGTCGGCCTCCAGATTGCGTCGTGGGCGCTCTCCTACGACGCGGTGCGCGAGCTGGCCGACGAGGTGCGGCTTGCGCTGGATGGACACACCGGCACTATGGCCGGGGCTACAATACAAGATATGAGGTTGGTGTCCGAAACGGACGACTTCCTCGATCCGACGGTCGCTGGGGCG